CTGCACCCACAATAACGTTATTTGACGTACCACGGCTATATGGCATAGTTTTTACCTCATTTCTTTATAATGGATATTAAGTTGTATGGCGTTGTTTCCTCAGTACTAATTATAAAGCCTTTTTATGTATATCTTTGAGACACTGCATCTGTTGTATGATAGTCATACTCTATAACTAGTTTATTTAAAAATAGGGTTCTGGCTGATGCTAACTCTGCTATATCTCGTGCTTCGTCTGCCTGGTATACCCTGATATTATGAAAAAATACATTGGGAGTTATAATTTCATCATTTTCATCCAGTATGTTATTTGTTGATACCCATCGATTTAAGTCTTCTGCTGCTGCATCTTCTCTATCTAGACATTCAATAATTACCCTTGTTGTATCAAACAACTTTGAAAGGTTGGGGCCATAGATAAAGTATATTAACTGTTCTCTCTTGTGTCTATAAAATGGAGTAGGTCTAAACCTAATAAGCCTATCAAACGTTATAACTACCCCATCAGGGTTGTTTTTAATATAAAGGCTATCGTTGTAAACATCTTCTATGTTCATAGGGCTTTGTGCAGGGAAAAATGGTTGAAATGGATTGGGGCCAGTTGGCATTAAATTAAATGCTTGAAGTTCGCTATTGATATAAGCGTTTAAAAAAGTTGGCGGAAAGCCAGTCTGCTCAGATACCTTTAATGTCATAATACTATTCTACACCAATCTTTGCGTTAGCAATCCACTTAAAGCCAGTCTCTATTCCTTTTGATTTACCAACTTTAGATCCAGCCTTAATGTTTTTCTTAAATACGGTTGGTTTTTTAATATAGTTGTATATCCCGCTAGAACGTAAAAATGATTGTTTAAAATATCTAAGAATAAACTCATCCATTGTTCTTTCAAATGAACCTTGTACCCTGTCTCCTCCAGGATTTCTAATTACTATAGGTTTTTTAGTAAAAACGGTTTCTCCATCTTCAGTAAATACAAGAACAGAAGATCTTTTAGGTTTAATTGTAACTGGAATTCCTTCTTCCATAATTTTTGCTTTGTTATAAAATGGAGTATGTGAATCTTGTTTAACACTTCTTGATTGTCTAAAAGTAGAGTTAAGGCTTAAGCCAAGATTACTAACAGCATAGTTTATGTCAAAAAGTCTTGCACTAGGACTACCTGTTTGAGACCATTCATAAACATGGTGCAAAGCATCAGGATTGCCTCTTGCAGAGACATCAACATATTGAGCCATAGCCTGTATAGTTCCTTGTCCAAGATTGTTTAAAAATATTTTTTTACCTTTTTGTACTCCATCTAAAAAACCAATTGCATATTGAACGATGTTGTTCATTTCTTTATTAAAACTTTGAGTATTTGTTCTGACTATCACTAGTCGCCTACAGTCTGATTTTCTGTTCTACGTAATACCATTTTATAGTATTCTATTGATTGAAAAGGTCCCGTAAATGGTTCTACCGTCGCAACTTCGTAAATTGTTCCACGACCAGACCTTGGCCCTGCTGTTTCTTTATACAATAAACTGTCGTCTTCAAGACGAATGTTTGTTACTAAAATATTACTAATTGCATTATCTGCACTAGTTGAAGATGTTCTAGGATCTGCCTTAACTCTGGCAATAAGTTTGTTTTCATATTGTAAAAATGTTTCTGGCTTAAGATCCTCTGTTCCAGCACCGCCCACTGAAGTTGCATTACAAACTATAGTTCTATCATAAATCCAGTCTTTTGTTGCTTGTCCATACTGAGTTTGTTTGATTAGGGGATGATAAATATCAGCCTTCATTGGGTATAAAAAGTCTGTTGTTTCACAGATAGTCATTATAAAACTCCTGGCCGTATGATGTTTTCTCTATATTTATCTAGGATTTTATCTACTAAAATATTTCCAGTACCGTCCATTAAGCGTTTATTGTATTCAATTTTAAATTGATCTGTGCTATAGTTTTTGACATATCTTTTATAGTAATCAAGTCTTCCACATTTAATGTCATCGATTAACATTAATGTTGCACTTTGAATGTCATAAGGAACAACCCTGTGTCCTGTTTCTGCTAAAACAATATAATCCGTTCCTTCTGGAAATGCTACACCAGGAACTATTGTTTGCGTGTTTCCACTATCTTCCGTATCAAATAAACTTAGAGAGTCAGAAGATCCAACGGGTATACGAGCATATCGCCTTTCTGCACGATCTATAGCACCAACAGTTTCAACTGGATCTTTTGTAATTGCTGTTTTGTCTTTAGTAATTAAAAATGTATAATCTCCTAGGGTTGGCCCATCTTCATCATCTACGTCATATACAAGTTCTGCATTTTCATATATCTTTAAAAGTTTGTGTGTTTTTTTCCAAAGTGGTAGATAGTCATTTCCCTGACCAACAACCTCTAAAAAAGTTCTATTATAATAAAATCCACCAACAATGCTATCAATCATTGTTCTTGCTAAATTTTCATACCCTTTGTATAGTGCTATGTCTGTAGCAGTGCCAGATGTAGCAAGTTCTGTTGGATTTACGTATGGCCTTAATATTTCTAAATTATCCTCTACAACTATGTCGCCACGATCTGCTACAACAATGCCGCTTTCTTCTAAGTCTTCATAAACTGTTAAAGCATATGATTTATCGTATTTAATAAAATCATCGTCTAGTATATAACTAACAATTTTGCTAGCGTTTGAAGTTCTATAGGCAACAACCTCTGACTGCTCTGCAACGTTTTCAATTACAATAACATACTTGGCGTTAGCATCTGGAACTGTATAAGTTACAGAAAGCGGGTATGGTGGAAGACGTAATATCTGCATTTTTATTTATCGTAATATGCTGCTACTTCTTCAGGCTGTGCTATACGTACTAGCCTGTGAGTGAGCCACTTTTCCGATGCTTCCTTTGAAACTATGTTATATCCCACCTTTAATGCACCCAAATTTTCCATATGAATATTTCTATCTGAATACAATGCTACCTTGTTTGTTAGATTTTTAGCCTTATCTGCTTCTTCTACGGCTTCCTCTGTTGTTTCTGGCGGAATCCAACTAGCCAAAATTTCTAAAATTTCAAGTTTTGTATTTGATTCAAACAACTCTATACTATTTTTCTTTGCATATGCCTTAAGTGCCATTACGGTCTTATCTTTTAATTCATCCATTGTTAAATTCATAATTCTCCCATGTTCACTTGTAATTATACCACTAGAATAGCAATAAGGAGGACGGTTATTATGCCGTCCTCCCTAGTACGTGATGACTATATTTTAGGAATCAGCACTATCTGAGTCAACATATGCGACTGCATCTAGTTCTTCCCAAGCAAGACCAAATCGTACGAATACTGTGTATTCAATTGTGTCTTTCTTTGGTTTGTATTCACGGTTTACAGTGATGTCTCTTTGGAAACCCCATACACGGTTAGAAGGGAATGTTAAATCAACATAACCTGCTGGGTAGTAAGGAACTTCTAATACATCTACACCTAGTACACGAGTTGTACGTGCATTACCAAATGTCTGTGCAGCACCATCCATGTAATCTTGACGATTTTGTGGTGTGCTACCAGTTCTGTCAGCAAATGCTGAAGAAATGGCGTCTGCTAGTGTACCGTTGTTACGGACAATACCAGCAAATGCATCGGTACCTGCGTAGAACTTAAGATTGCTCTTAAGTGCACGGTACTTACGAGGCATTGCTAATAGCAAGCCTTGCATTACTGATGTAGTAAAGTTATTGTCTGATACTGTTGCAGCGAATTCGTGAGCAGCATTTCCTACTGTTCCACGAGTTTGCTTTACGAAACCAGACATGATGGACAAGAAATCTCCTGTTGCTCCATCACCGTTGATAGCAAGATCTTCAATATCGTTACCGAATGCGTTGGTCATTAATCGTACTAGACGATCTTCCAATGCTCCGCCTTCAATATTGTCTTCAAGTGCTTCAGTTGCTACTTCCCAATCAAGACGAATCTTTTTTGTTGTTAGTTCAACTTTTGTAAATCTAGCGCCAGTGTTTGTGTAGTTTGGTGAGCCTTGTGATGCTGCACGAATTACACGTTCTCCAACGTTGACTTTTTCAATTTCCATGGTGTTTGCTCTCATGGTGACACGACGGCCATCTTTAGC